ATGTTCCTACTGATGTAATAGTGCTACCTGCAGTTACACTAGATGAAAAACTAGCTGCTCCTACTGCTCTAAATGTACCATTAACATCTAGCTGATAACTAGGAGAAGTTTGATTGATACCAACCCTCCCCGAACTATCTGCATAAAATACCTCAAACGCAGTTCCTACATTGTTAAATGTTTTTATTCCAAAATCAGTTTGGTAATTCGCACCATATCCTTTTGCCTCTAAATAAACAGGTGTACTTCCCCCACTTGTTATAATTAATTGTCTTGGTGTTCCTACTCCTGTATCTCCTCTAAATATAGCATTACCTGCCACATTCATTGCCGTTCCACTTGATAGGTTTATATTTAAAGCACCTGTTAAAGTTCCTCCTGTTAATGGCAGATAACCACTTAATGCAGAACTTGTAATATAACCTGCACCATTTGCTATTTGATTATTGTCAGTAGGTATTGTAATAACTCCTGTCGTAGAATTATAAGCACCACTTCCACCAACTGCCGATAAAGCCGTTAAAGCAATAAAAGCACTTGGGTTGGATGCTAAATAATAAGTTGAGTTATCATAGCTAATTGTCGTTCCGCTAATCTTTACAAAACCTGTACCGCTTAACGCAGCTTGTTTGCTATTGAATATAAACCAATCAGTATCGGTTAGATAACCATCAGTTGATGCGGTTGCTATTGGTATTGAAATAGTATTACCTACTCTGCTTAAAGGATAAGAAAAAGTTAAAGCACTTTCTTTGCCATTAAAAGTATTCCAATCAGTAGAAGATAAATACCCATTTTGACTTGTGTTAGCAACTTGAATACTAAATGCTCCTGTTGTATTATTATAGCTTAATGGACTTGATGCACTTAACGATGTCAAAGAAATAGGAGTATATCCTAAAGCAGTCGCTATTGATTTATTCTCCCATAATGAAGTTGAAGTATTATAAAATAAACCTTGATTGTTTAATGGACTTTGTGCTGACACATTATGCAACTCATCCATTTCAAAGCCATTCTGTATCCTTACCTCTACCACACCTTGAGTTGGATGCGACCTTACCACAATACCAACATACACTAAATGTGCAGGAGCATATTGTTTAGTTGATGTCCACGCACCTGCGGTAGTAGAACTTAAATATAATTGTGTACCATTAGCATACGCTTGAGTATCTAAATCACCCAAAGAACCAATAACTACCACATAGCCGTTATTGTTATTAGTAATGTCCGTTTGAACAATACCATAAGTTTGAGCAGATGTAGCATCACCTGTTGCAATAGCCTTTGTTATTGTTGGTAGGTTTCCGTGTCCACCATTGATATAAACAACTGTTCCTTTTGTTAAAGTAGCACCTGTTTCGTTATAAACCTCCGTAATTAATCTTTGAGCCTCCGTAGCAATCGTAGGGAAAGTAGCTAAACTACCATCACCTCTTATGTATTGTGCAGTTGTTCCTGCTCCTGTTACTGCAATCGTTCCATTAGCCGTTAAAGGGCTATTTGCGACACTAAAAGCACTTGGCATAGATAAACCTATGGAAGTGATTAAAGTAGGAAAAGTGGTCAAGTTTCCTGCTCCGTTTACATATTGTAAATTAGTTCCGTTAAATCCTATGTTAATCGTTCCGCTTGTAGTAATTGGTGAGCCTGTGATGTTTAAACTATCTCCGCTTTCGGTAATCGCTACACTTGTAACTGTTCCTGTTGCTCCTGATGCCCTTTGCCATATTGAACCACTATAAATAACTTGGTCGCCTACAAAAAACACTATCGGCCCAGCACCGAAGTCAACTGTTCCTGCAACATTACATAAGTAAACATCACCTTGATTCCCTGTGCCATTTACAAGGGTTGGTGTGTTCGTAGCAGCGTTCCAAGTTCCTTTATACTCCATTACAGAGTTAGGAAGCTGAGATACTAATATCTTTCCGTTAGAGTCAAGCTTAGGTACACCATTAGCCACATCAAAAGCCAAAGAGCTTAACACCCCACTTGAACCTATGATTACATCTTGTAAATCCCTAACTTTCGCACCTCCGCTAATTTGTATCTGTTGACTCATTCTATTTCTAATTAATTATTTTACAATCATTCTTACAAACTCATCCACTTCTAATGGTCTTGCCGTTGCAAAGGTAAGAACTCCTGTCGCACTATTAAAGGACACATTCTCATCCGTTGGAGTACCACTTGTAGCTATTGCTCTAACCTCTACACCACCTCTTGTAACCGATATACAAGTAGCTCCGATTGCACCTGCAAAAGTCACACTTGTTTCACCACCTGCTGCTATATAAGAGAAACTATTCACGCTTGAAGTTGATATTGTAGAACCTCCGTCTATTACTTGAGTTCCTGTTATTGAATAAGCACCTGTTCCTTGTAATGACAAAGAATAAGTAGAAGCACCCTCTACAGGAGCACTTAAACTAATTGATGTGATATTAGCAGTTCCGCTTACTATTGAGTAGCCATAAGTACCACTATTGTCATCATTGTCATTGTCTATTGAGAATCTTACATCTATTGCAGCTCTGTTTAATTGCTTCTGCATTAAAGCAAGATAGGAGTAACCACTTAAGGCTATAAACCCATCACAAGTAACAGTCCATGAAGTAATGTCATTTTTAAACTCTCTGAACCAAGCTGATGTTTGAGAGGTAACTTCTATCTGATCCGTAGATGACTCAAAAGAGCAACTTGTAGAAGCTCCCATTGGAGTTCCTAGTGGTATAGTTGTAGTTACTTGAGCTACATTGCTTGATTGCGTATAAAGGGTAATTTGGTTGGTAGTTGTACCTGCGTAAATAACCTCAATTAGAAGCCTATCTGTGGCAGCTATAGTCGTTTGAGTGACTGTCATTGCCGTAGAATATAAGGTGCTTGTTAGGGCTGTAAGAGTGGTTGCTGAGGATGTAAACAACAAGGTAGCAACACTACCATTATATTTATATAGTTTATACTGAACTTGAGCACCTGCAAAGGCAGTCAAAATAGAATAATAAGCACTAAAAGTCCAAGTACCTGCTGGTATGGTTGTAACACCAGGATCAAGTGCATCCGTAATAAACGCAGCTATTGTACCTGCTCCTGTTTTAGTGAAGTTAACTGAAGTACCTGCCACTTGGCTTCTGCTTAATTCCTTACACACAATACTATCAAAAGTGCCTTGTGCAGTACCTCCATTAAAGTAATAGATAGCGTTGCTATCATATTCATATAAGACTATATTCGTTCCGTTTATTACTGATGCCATAATTAAAATATACTTGTTTGAGGAATGTATTTATTTACTCTTGTGCACTCAATCTCTGTATTAGATATCTGTAACAATGTCGCACTTGCCGTATTAGCTGGGTAAGATATTGTAGCATTACCTAACATATAAGATTTTGCACTAATGTTTATACTTGCAGGATCTGTGTCTGTTGCAAAAATAAGCTTTGATGCGTTTAGCACCCTATGGTTGGTATTTGATGTATAAAACTCACTTAAATTACAATCCACATTTATTATGTTTAATGCGTATGTATTTACATATTGCTGAACAATTAATTCAGCTAAAGTAAAAAACTCACCTGCTGGATCAAAACCATATCTATACCAACCCGATGCAATAGATTTATCGGTTAATACAAGAGAACCTTTTGCAGAAGGATAAAAAGAATCGCCTCCGCTACTACCATAAGGTAAGCTTATTGTTTTTGTATATTGTTTGTTTTCAACTAATGTTCCTGTAAGGTTATAGGCAGAAATATTTGACTTTATTTTTAATACAAAGTTTGTCAATGTTAGGATATTAATACCTTCTGAAATTCTATAAGCAAAGCTAAGAGGCCCTGAGCCTGGGAATATTTCTGTCTTTAAGTCTAATACAAAGTCTTCTGATGGGCCAGTTGTTTTAGGATTATATACAGTATATGATGTAGCGGTTGTTTGCCATTTAGCATCATCGTTTAAGTAATAAGTCACCGCACCTGTGTTTATTGTAATATCTATAAACCCTATAGGTGTAGCTTGTGATGGTGCACCTATTAGAATGTTTAATTGTAATGAATCCCCTGTTGTTACATAAGCATTAGAATTTGTATCTAATGTTACTGATGCCGTTCCTGCTGGGCCACCTGATGGTGCAGTTAATTCAAAGTAATAAGAATCAAAAGTAAGATTTGGTTGTAATAAGCAAGTGCCATCCCCTGTTGATGCTCTTACCCAATATGTAGCCTCTGTTCCATTATTATCTTTTAAGTCACCATTTGGTAGGTAGTTGTCAGCAATTTCTACACTTCCTTCTGCTATGATTTTATAAAACCCTTTCTTTATTACTTTAAGTTGGCTATTGTCAATAAAATATAATCCTGATGTATTGCCTAAATATGGCTGAATAGTAGAAGATGTGTTTATTATATTCCCATCTCCATTATTTACTCTTAGTCCTGTAGGAGCATACTCTGAATAATAAGCATTAATAGTTGCAAATTCGTTTATTGAAACTACCCACCACTTAGCTTTTGCTTGGAATATCCTACAACCAAATGACCTTGCTATGTTAGAAAGAATATCTAAGCAATTAGTATAATTATATTCATCTTCTAAAAGTGACCTATAATTTAAACAAGCTTGGTCAAAGGGATCTGCATATAACTGAGTGGCCCTAGTATACATACCAACTGAATAATAAGAGCACATTGTTATATAATTCCTATTATTCTTAAAACCTATACTATTAAAACAAGCCCTAAAAATATCTTTTAAAAGGATTATATCATTTACACCATAATTAGCATTCTCTGATACAAACTTTATGTCCTTAAGCATACCTAATCCATCAGTAGCATTAAATGCTGCCATCTTTCTGCCTGTAGAATAAGATATCTGAACATCATCATTTATTACAAAACCAACCCACTCTATAACAGAATTAACATACATTTCTACATATGTATATCTATCATTGATATTTGTAAAGTTTATAATGTCAGACAAGTCATCGGTAAAGTCAATAGTTACTCCTAATTGTGAGGCTATTATAGGCTCATACGGATCATCTGAGCTTGGTATATACTGCAAGTTAACATCAACCCCTTGAAGGTCTATAATAGCACCTACATAGCTATCTTGCCATATCTTAAGCTCAACATCTTTGTTTGCTCTTGTTGCAAATAATACTGAATATTTTTGTCCGTATGCCATTATCCTCTTCTAAGTTTTAATGATGAATTAGACCTTTGTATAGCCAAAATTAAATCATTGCCTCTTAATACAAATTCTCCACTTCCGCTACCTCCACCAATCATATCTTTAAGTTTGTCTAATGGAGCAACTACCTCAGGGTTATTTTGTGCACCAGGATACTCACCCATTAATCCCATTGTAGGGCCACTAACTATACCACCATTAGCGAATAACTGAGAACCTAATCCCATACCACCACCAACTAGATTACCAAACATTTTCATTGCCCCACCAGCTTTAGCTAGTTTGCCTTGTCCTCCTGGTAATAGTGATATAATGGCAACTGCAATAGCTGCTGCTATAGCTACCTTAATTAACTTTTTAATTATATCCTCAAATGCCCTTGATAACACTTCCCCTATACTTGCTCCTTTTTCTAATAACATATCTAAAGCTGGGCCTAATGCGTTCATTAAACCAATGCCTATTTTAAGCAATTCTGCCGTTACCGCCTTTGTTTCTGCTAAAACTGTTTCGTTTGATTTTTTTCTAAGTTCTAATATTGCATCTATGTATTCAGATAGTTTTACGCTTCCATCCATAAAGCCTTTGTCTAATGCCATCCGCATATTTTCTTCAGCTAACTTTATTTTATCAAAACTACCCTCCGCTTCACTTACTTCTAATTGATATTGTTCCCTTAAAAAAGCAACTCTGTCTTTTGATGCTTTCTTTTCATAAGCCATCTTAGCTTTAAATGCTTTTGCTGCATTTGACGGATCTAATGCAGGTTCTGCAACATATGTTGTTTCTCCGCCTGACGCTGCTAGTCTTTTAGCTACATATGCAGCTAGTTTGGCTGCTTCTTTCTTAGCATTATCTCCTTTTTGCTTTATAGCACTACTATCCAATGATTGTGCATCTGCATTCTTATTGGCTGCATCAGTATTTTCATCTAGCTTTTTTGTATATAACTCTATGTTTAATTGTGATTGCTTAATCTCTTTCGCTTGTTTAGAAAATGCACTTATTACTACATTTGATGCAGAATTAAACCCAAGCATACCGCCTGTAGCCAACCCATAAACAGTACCCATAAAGCCAAGGTTTTTAACAACCTCTTCGCTTTGCTGATTTTGTAGTTTAAATATTTTTGTTTCTTCTTCTGCAATTAAAGTAGCATAAGCCGTAGCCTTAGCTCTTCTTATTAAGGCGTTTGATATTTTATCATAAACCAAAGCCAATTTATCACCATCTTGTATATCTAGCTTTTGTAACTCAATATTGCCTTCGTATTCTTTTTTTAATGACGCTAAAGCCCTTTCTCTTTCATTGGTGCTTTTTGTAGTATCATTTATTATTTTAAGCAATGATTGGTCTGCTGCTATTTGAGATTTAGCTTGACCAATGCTTGTAGCTAACTCCTCGTTCATTTTTTTATTAGCTATAGAAAATGCGTCTATTCCATATATTAATTGAGCTATTTCTTTTTCATAAGCCGTTGTAATTGCAATCAATGCTGAAAAAGCTAAATAAATTGGGCCTGTAGCTGCTGCAAATCCACCCACTAAGGCAGGTAGGTTATTTTGAATACCTCTAAAACCATAAGGCAAATCTTGAATAACCAATGCAAGGCTTGTCCATTGCATATTTGTTTTTTTAAGTTGGTTACCCATTGCTGCCGAAGATTGTGCCGTCTTTGTTTGAGCAGTAGAAAGTTGATTCATACTAGCAGCTAAATCATCTACACTTTTTTTAGTAAACTTTAAATCTAAATTATTATCCTTTAAATATTGGCTAAGCTTCTTTGCTGATGCAGGAACATTACCTAAATCAAAGTCAAAGACTATCTTAACCATTTGATTATCTGCCATTATATTGTCGGTTTAACGATTTTGTATTTAATTAAAACTTCTTTTAGTTCTTCTTCTGTCATAACCCTTGGTTTCACAAAGTTACGAGTATCGCAGTCTAATTCAATAAGCTCTTGTGGTTTCACTTTCTTACCCTTAGGTAGCTGAATATTAATTAGTAGTGTTGTCTGCCATCTAGCTCTGATCCATTTCTGTTCTTCCTCGTGTCTATATCCATACCACACAAAGTCTAATTCAGCCATGGTCATCTCCCAAAACAAATGGGGAAGCACTTTGCACTCCCCCATTGTATATCTTTCTATGTCAATCCACTCTAATTTTTTTTTACTCCATCCTTTTTACTTGACTTTGTTGGCTTATCTTCTATACCGCTATTCATACTTTCGGAAAGTGCCGCCATTACTTCTTGGAACTTTTTACCACCCATTCCACCCATGTCATCTATCCAATCACACACTTCCATCTCTGTAAAGCTTGGAGTGATTCCTTGAGAATATAATGGATATTCAGCAGCCGATTTCATCAAGTTAACAATAGCATCAAGTGAGTCTTTACCACTTAAGGCTTCTCCTATGTCAGAAGGCCCTATCCCTTGTAATTGACAGAATCTTTTAAGACTCCAAGTACAAAAACGCATCGGTATCTTCTTTCCATCGGAAAGAGTTAATTCAAATTGTCCTCTCATATGTTTGGTTTTTTTAGTTTCTAGTTTTTACCCTGAGTCAATACTCCTGTTCCTTTAAAAGAAACTGAGTAAGTAACTGGATTCTCCATATCGGCAGTCATGTCAAGACTTTCAATAAACGCAGAACCTGACCATTTAGCATCATCTACAATTGGAGTTGCTCCTCCTGCTGTAACTGTAGTAAACATAACTGTAACTGCGGTTCTAGCTAAAGCCAACGCACTTAATTCTGGAAGGCTTACATAGGTCGCAATTGTTGTTGTTGGAGAAACTGTAGCTAAGCCATCAGTAGTTAAAGACCAAGACCTTTGTCCACCAATCTCATCAGCCCATCCACCACTTTCTTTTGTAGAAGCGTCTGGAGCATCTATTGCAATGCTTAAAGAACAAGAAGTAGAATACGCTATTACTTCATTATTAACTAGAACTACTAATGAAGTTCCGTTAAATACACCTGTTGTTGCCATTT